CCCGTCTTTGTTCCCGATACAGCTTTCTTTAAGCAAGTATACGGTGATATAGATAGAAACTTAGAAAGAAAAGATTCTTTTTTCCATAGAAGCTGTTTATCAGCATTGGAAAGAGGACCCATTCTTGCTCTTAATTTATTAAGCTTAGATGCTAATGATAAAGTTAATGCTGTTCGTTTTGCAACGGCTGCAACACCAGAAGCACAAGCGAATATTGGGGCTTCATATGAATATGCAAAATTTTATAACAGAGATAAGTTTTGGTTTCCATCAACTGATGACTTTTTAACTAATGTGGGAGCAAACACTACTACATTAAGTTCATTATCTGTTAATGATCTGTTAGATGTTACTAACTTAGGACAAAATCCTATATCAGTAATTGTTAAAAAATCAGCAGCAACAAACGTTTTACCTTATCAAGTAACAGTTGAAGAATGGTATGGTGCTGCAAATGTACCAGGTTACTTAGATAAAGATAGTTTAATATCTGACTTCTTTGTAGATGTATTTATATTAGAAGGAAACTTTGGTGGAGACTTTAATACGACTACCCCTTATTCAAGATTTAATGCAGATCCATTATTTCAAAAATACTTTGATCCAACACAAGGATTATTAAGAAAGAAATTTGCAACTGATTCTACAGATACATTAATGCAAGAATTCTTTAATGAAACAGAAGTAACATTACAAGCAACATATACTGCATGTTTACTTCCAGATTTTGTAGACTTATTAGGTAATAATCTTTTTGTTGAAAAAGTTATTAATGCTGATACTGCAACTACGGGATTATTTGTTACTGTGAATGAAGATTTATTTGATGGTGATACATTAATAGATGGTGTACCTGGTGGAATTGATATGATAGGTCATAATATTGAATATACTCAATCTACTTCAATCCAAGATGATGTTAACTTTCTATCATACGGCGGATCAATTGTTTCGGACTTAGCTTATGCAAGAACTCAAACATTGTCTGAGACTGTAGTAAATGATACAAGCACAATTACAGTTGGCGCACCTACTGGTGGTGGTATTCAAATACAGATTGTAAATGCAAATGCCACTAAAGATGCAATATGGGATGCTTTTTCAGGAATGAGAGCAAATACTGATTCTTTAGTAGGATCGTTTATATATGATACTGTAACTACTGAATGGGTACCAGTAACATCTGTGCAAACTGTTGGTAATACTGTAACTATATTATTATCTGATGTAGGATCAACTTCATTAGGAGATTTTCCAACAGGTGCAGCTGCAAGCTATACTTATATTGATGAATCTGACTTTGGATTTGTAAGAAATACAAATGTAAGTGGTGGAGCTGCTGGAATTATAGGTTCTTATGGATCAATGCTTCAAAAACAATTTGCTAACGGTACACTAACCGATGGTGATGAAGCAGTTTATAAAGATTCATTAGGTGTATATACTTCATACTTGGCAATGAATGCTGTAGATTTTGGATGGATTATTGATGGTGCTGGTGCAACAGCAGCCGCAACAAAAAAGGCAATATCTGATCCAGCATATTATTTACCTGCAGTTAGTATAACTCCTTATCAGGAAGATTCATTTGCAAATTTAACATCACAGGCCGAATTCACAATTGATGGAGCTGGTCAATTTGAAAAATCAACAAGCACTGCATTAAATCCAGTTTTATTTGGACTAAATGTATTAGGAGTTCAAACACTGAAAGGTGCTCTTAACCTTACTGTGGATATTATAGGAGATTCTATTAATGAACCAACTCTTAAGCCAAATGAAATACTTATAGCAACAACTTCGCCAGAAGCTGCTGATATTGTCGTAGGAAATTATATGGTACATTTTGAAGGTTCTGCATCTATACCACACTCTAGGCTAACTAGAATAAATATTGTAGAAGGTGGATTAACCCCATCTGAATATCCAATTATTCCTGCTGGTACCACATGTTTAAAAGTAACATGCCAATCTGAAATAAGTATAACTACACAAGGTGCTTCTACAAAAACAGTAGAAGTTTATTATCCAATTGATTCTTGGGTTGATTACCTTAATATATTTGAACTACCTGGTTTTGCATTAGATTCAACTAAACATGTACCAGACGGAACAAATTCTAGACAAAATAAATGTTTAAGCCCAATATTAGGTGGAACTAATTTATATAAAGCTTTAATAGATAGAGAAACAATTAACTTCCGTTATGTAGTAGATACTTATGGAAATGGAATTGAAGCAAACTGTAAAGCTATTTATACAAACTTATGTATGAGTAGAAAAAATGCGTTTGCAATTGTTAATGCTCCATCTGCTAAAGACTTTAAGAAAAATACAGATCCAAGTTTTTCTGATGCAACTGGCGGTTTATCTTCTAAGTTTATATCTGAAGGTGGAAATCTTGCATTGAATCCAACTGTTAGGTTCTCATTACCTGCCGCTACTAGTGGTGGATCTTGGGGAGGATATTATTATCCATTCTTAACTGTTAGAGATCTAGGAAAGAACATAAGTGTTCCACCTGCTGCAAATGTATCTAATAACTTTATTCTTAAATATGAAAACGCATTACCTTGGTCAATCGTAGCAGGTGTAAGACGTGGAGTAATAGGTGGAAATGGGGTTGTAGGATTAGAAATTAATTTAGACCAAGAAGATCGTTACTACTTAGAACCATTTGGAATTAATCCGATTGTATTCCAAAGTGGAACAGGACCAACTATATTTGCAAATAAAACTGCACAACAGGTTCCAAAATCTGCTTTAAGTTCAATTAATGTTAGAGAGGTTGTAATTTATATCCAAGACGGTATTGAAGCAATTCTTAAAAACTACTTATTTGAATTTAATACAGCTCAAACAAGATTAGAAATTAAAACATTAGCTGACAACTTCTTAGCAACTGTTCAAAATGATGATGGGGTTTATGATTATAGAAATATAATGGATGAAACTAATAATACACCAGAAGTCATTGATCAGAATGTAGGTATCCTAGATACATATATTGAACCAACAAGAGGAATGGAAATTCTTGTACAGAGAACAACTATTCTTAGAACTGGTGCAATTAGTTCAGGAAACTTCCAATAAGAAGATAAAGAAGACGAATATATAAAAAAACAAATAAAATATGCCACTACCACATTATACCCAATCAAGGGCCAGTAGCCAAAGGTACGAACCTATTCAGCCTAACCTATTTGAGGTGACTGTATTTTCACCACTAGGGGATGATACGGGTTTAATCTTAGAGCAAGTAAAATCAATTGGAGGATTAAATAACTTAAATCCATCTATTGATGCTATAAATCAAAAATATAAGTTTGCTGATAGATCTTATGCAGGTATGCCAGCCCAGACGTTTGTTGATTTAACACTTAACTTCAGTCTTAACTTAAATGAAGCAAATGAAAACTATATTTATAATACTTTTCGTAATTGGAATAACTTAATCTATGATCCATTAACTGGTGAAATGGGATTAAAGAAGGATTACGTAGGAAGTATGATTGTAGTTCAGTATAACAGAGCAGGAGATATTTTCAGAAAGATTACATTTAAAGATGTATTCCCAACAGGACAACCTGATTTTGTAGATGAATTGAATTATGAAACTCAAGATGCAGCTGAATTAACAATGACTTATCGTTGTGATCACTGGGTTGAGGAGAATGTAGGAGCATAAATTAAATATTAAACTGGGAATATTAACGTATTCCCAGTTTTTTTGCCTTCTCTCTAATATATAATATAAAATATATAATATAGAAAATGATTATCTATAAATTACAACAGCAAAAAACAAACAAAGTTTATGTAGGATATTCAGTAAATGATAACCCAAATAACTTTGGAACAGGTAAATATATCAAAAGAGCAGTTAAAGATTTTGGAACTAAAGCTTTTAATAGAGAAGTTTTAGAATTTTTTGATAATGACGAATCTTTAAGTGATGTTTTAAAAAGAGTTGAATATTGGATTAATAAATTTAAATCTGATAACCCTAAGTATGGCTTTAATGAAACTGTACAAGAACTCATACCACAAAGGAAAAGACTTACTAAAAAATTACAGGTTTTATTAACACCTGAAGATGAAGACAGCCTAAACACAATAATTATACAAAAATCAATGGAGACTGGTGCAAAACCTGTAGCTATTTCTAGATATGTTAGACAATTAATAGTAGAACATATTGTTGATGAAAATAAAATTGAAAAACAATTAATAAAAAACAATTAAAAATGTCAAAAGAGCACGAAGAAAATATTAAGAAAGAATTTGCTGCTGCTGAAGGTATTGCAGTAGAAGCTACAGAGACCCCTAATGAAATAGTTACTGAATTAGGTAAAGTTGATGTTAACAGACAAATGGATAAAGTAACAGCAGATGATCCTGAAATTAAAAGATTAAATGCAATGGTAGGATATACTAGACTAGATCTTAATTCATTTCCATCAAGAGGTAAATTTTATAGAGATGATTTTGAAATCCACATTAGGCCTGCTAAAGTTGCTGAAATTAGATCGTTTTCTATAATTGATGAAGATAATCTTAAAGAGGTAGATGAAGGTTTAAATAACCTTGTTTTATCATGTACAAAAATTATGTATGGAAATCAAAGAGGATCTTATAAAGATATTCTTGAAGAAGATAGAATTTATTTAATACTATCTATTAGAGAATTAACATTTAAAACAGGAGAACAAACATTAATGATGCCGATTGGTAAAAAATCATGTAAAACATCAAATTGTAAATCTCAAGAATCAATGGAGTTAAAAACATCTAATCTTCAATTTAATACTATTGTTGATAATATTGAAAAATATTATGATCCTTCAGAAAAATGTTATTCTGTTACTACAAAAAATTATGGTACTATTAAATTAGCACCACCTACTATAGGTGTTATGAGGGCTATAACTGATTATATCAGAGATAGAGAAGAAAAGAATCAAAGCTGGGATAAATCTACTCTAGCTATCTTGCCTTACTTACAAAGAGAATGGAGAGGGTGGCAAGAAAAAGATATATTTGCTTTAATTACATCCTTTCAAGGTTGGGATGCTACAAAATATACAATAGTATATAGATTAGCAGAAGATTTAAAAATTGGTGTTAAACCTGAATTGGTATTTCCATGTAAAAGCTGCGGTGAGGAGGTCACCGTTCCGCTCACGTTTCCCGGTGGCATCAAAGCTCTCTTCGTTATTCCAGATATCTCTTCTGAACTTCTTTAAAGTTAGAGTATTACTTTTAGAAAAGTTGCATCTTCAGCCATCAGAGCTGGATTTGCTTCCTTTCTATGAATATGAGTATACTTTAGAAATCTATAATGACTTATTAAAAGATCGTAATAAGCAGGAGCAACAAAATACAAAAGACACACAGGATAAATACAATATGGATGGCTTAAAAAGTCAGGCAAATAAAAGTATGAGTCAGTATAAAACTCCTTCTATGCCAAAACTATCTATGCCAAAATTATAAAAATAAAATTCTAAATGGCTGCCGTAACTCTAGCAAATTTAATGGATCCTCTAAAGAAAATAGAGGCTGCTACACAAGAGACTAACGAAAAGTTAGATTCTCTTATTGCTGTTTCTACTGGATCTAGTGGTGCCAGCGGAATGGATATTATAGGAGAATTGCAAAAGCAAACTCAATTACTTAGAGTCATAGCTGGTGAATCTGAAGAAACTGAAAAAAATACTAGCAGGAGTCTTTTTCAAACTATTGCCTCATTAGTTCAGATAAGAGCACTCGTTAAAGCAATGAAGCAAAGGCGAGATAATAGAAGGAGAGGTGCTATTGCAGATGTGGAAGGTAACTCTAAAGGGAATGCTTCTGTATTAGCTGCGTTAGGTATAGGATCTATTAAAACAGCAATGGGAATGACACTATGGGCGATAGTTCCTAAGAAAGGTGTCAATAAATTTACAGCATTTTTAGAAAAGACTTTTAAAAGTTTAGCAGATCAAGATAACAAAAAAGTTGAAAAAGGTATACACAATCTAGAAATGATGGGTGGTGCTATATTTAAGTTTGCAAAAGGTTTAGCTTTAGCCACCCCATTATTATTAATTGGTATGCTTGGTATTCCAGTATTATATCTTACGTCTATTTTAGTTGCACCATTATTTATATTATTAGGTTCTCAATACAAACGAATTAGGAGAGGTGCTAAAGCTATGGATAAGATGGGTGACGGTTTAAGATCTTTTGGTATAGGTATGGCTATATTTGGATTAGCAACCTTATTTATAGTAATGCAACCTAAGATTTTATTAGGGATGGTTGCTTCTTTAATTTTAGTTGGTGGAGCTGTTGCTCTTTTAGGTGGAAAGAGAATGGCTAAAAGAGTTAGAAGAGGAGCAGCAAATCTTTCATTATTAGGATTAGGTGTTGCTGTATTTGGTTTAGGTTATGCAGTATTTGCAGGCGCATTCCCAAAAGGGGTAGGCCTAATGGATGTAGCAGTACAAGGCGCTGCAATAATAGCAGTAGGTGGAGCCGCAGGATTATTAGGTAAATTTGATTTAAAAACTATACTTAAAGGCGCGGCAGCGGTTGCAGCATTTGGTTTAGCATTAATACCTTTTGTAAAGGGGTATGAAGATTATGCAGATGTTACAAAAGGGATGTCATTAAAAGATGTATTAGTACAAGGTGCTGCCATATTAGCAGTTGGTATCGCTATTGCAGTAGTTGGAAAATTTGGAATTATGAATATGGCCATGGGCGCTCTATCAATGGCACTTATTGGTGCAGCTTTAGCTATATTTAACTTTGGTTATGTACCATTTGCTCAGACTACTAGAGGAATGGGTATAGACGACGTAGGAGTTCAGCTTGCAATATTAGCTGGAATTGGTGTAGCTATGGGTGTTGCTGGTGTTGCTGTAGCTGCATCAGGTGGAACCGCTATGTTAGGTCCTGCTCTATTTGCCGCTGCTGGTGGTGCATTATTATTATTAGCCCCAGGCTTACAAGCTATGAGGGATCTTAAATTTACTGCCGATGATGGTATAGGATTAGCAACAACACTAGGTGCAGTGGCTATGGCTTTTGCTGGAACTGCGCCAGAAGAAGGTGAGGAAGGTGGTCTTTGGAGTTCAGTTAAAGGGGCATTTAGTCGAGTAGGTGAATCAGGGGCTGGTGTTGCGGCAGCTGCTATGTATGGTGCAGCAGGTTTAGCACTACAATCATTAGCAAAAGGATTAACTGCATTTAAAGCAATAAAATTTACAACAAAAGATTCAGAAGATTTAGCTTTAGCATTAGGTTCTGTTACTGCAGCATTTGCACAAGCAGGTGGAGAAGCATCACCACCAGGTGGTTTGTTAGGAGATGTATTTGGAAATGCATTCAGCCCTAATGCAGTAGAGAATGGAATAGATTCTGTAATGGATGCAGGTGAAGCATTAACGAGTATAGCTGCAGGATTAAATGCATTCCAAGGTTTAAAAGATCCAGTAGGTCTTGCTGATAAGATAGAGTTAGTTGTAGGAAGTGTAGGAAAGGCTTTTGCTTCTATAGGAGGAGCGGATATGGAAGATAAAGATAGTTTTCTAGGATTTACTTGGGATGAAAATGTTATAGAAAAAGGAATTGATTCTATAATGGATGCAGGTGGAGCATTAACTGGTATTGCTGAAGGATTAAATAAATTTCAAGGTTTAGTTAACCCAGAAGAAACTGCTGGTAAAATTAAAGATGTGTTAACTCTAGTAGGTGCTGCGTTTGCTGCTATTGGTGGACAAGAAGAAAAAGATGGCGGAAGTTTCTTAGGATTTACATGGGATGAGAATGTAATTGCAAAAGGAATAGATGCAGTTGATGGTGCAGGGAAATCCTTAACAGATATAGCAACAGGATTAAATGGTTTTGCAAATATAGATGCTGCTAAAGTTTCTTCTTCTATTGGTACGTTCTTAACTTCTATTAGTACTACGTTTAAGGAATTGTATGAAAAGAATGCTAACATATCAGAACAATTAGAAGACTTTAGTTCATTTATTGTAACATTAGGAGATGTTGCTAGAAAAGGCTATTTAGATAAGGCTGCTGAAGGTATTTCTAAAATTGCAGATTCAATTAATAAAATAGACATTGATAAAACGATTGCATTTGGTGAATTATTTAGATCAAGTGCAAAACTCCAAGATGATGATGATGCGTATGACGCATTAGCACAAGCCGTAGAGGATATAAGAGACATACTTAAAAGCGGTGGAACTGCTACTGCATCAAATGCAGGTGGAACTGGTGGAACTGGCGGAGGATCTAGTTCAGGTGGAAATGCTAGTTTAAACATCACCCTTAGATCTTTAAATAGAGCTATAGATACATTACCTAGAAAAATTAGTACAGCAGTATCATCTGCTGAAATAACAATTGCACCAGCACCTTAAATAACTCTACTTTATGAAATATAGATATAATGCTACTTTTAAAATGGATCGAGGAGATATTGTTTTTAGACTTTATGAAGACACTCCAATACAATTACATAGATTTTGGTGGAATGCTCACAATGGATTATTTAAAGGTATATCTTTTGATCGGGTAATTCCAGGATTTATGGTTCAATCTGGCCCTTTACCAAATCCTGACGGTTCTAATCATAATTATATGTTGGATGAAGTAAAACCACCTCAAAGAAAGAGAGATAATAATTTTCATGCATACGGTGTACTTAGTGCTGCAAATGCAGGATCTCCAAATTCTTCTATGGGTGGATTCTTTATTTGTTTAAGTAGAGTAGGAACTCGCCACTTAGACTCAGGTCATACTACATTCGGGCATGTTATTGAAGGAATGGAATTAATTGAACAAATTGAAAAGGGTGATATTGTTCATAATATAATTATCACAGAATCTTAAAACTATCTTTAATTTTAGCTATATAATATTTATAACAGTTAAAGTTAATTAGAATAGTATGAAGAAAAATATAGTTTGGTTTGATTTAGAAACCACAGGAATCAGCACAACAGCTGACCGCATCATTGAGATCTGTATGATTAAAACAGATTTTGATGGTAATGAGATTGAAACTT